TCAAAAGCCTTAGTTACCCATATAACCTGGTACATCAGCTTTAATATTAGTGAAGCGCATCCACTTCTTAGGAGCATAGATGATTGGTACACCATAAAGTAAAATCATCCAACGGATTACTGGTCCTAAAGTAGCTAAGTCCATCTTCATAAGAGGAGCTAACTGCTTGAATGCAATAATCTCTGGAGACATTTCACCCATGAATGCTGTGTAAGTGTTAGCTAATACAGCACCAGTGTCTTCAATCACTGTAGAAGCACCAGAAGATGGGTTAGCTACAGCAAATCGACCTACTTCATAGAATTTCTCACCATTAGCTTCTGTACGGTATAAGCGAACATAGTCTACTGGGAAAGCAGTAGAAGCTGGGTTAGCAACTGTTACGGTAACAGCACCTTTACCATTTGCAACCACTACAGCACTAGATACGTTAGTTGGGATAGACTCACCATGCTCGTTGTTAAACGTAGCTACGTACTTGTAAGTACCGTTTGGTAAACCACCATCAGTACCCGCTTTCAATACTGCACTAGTCATAGTACCAACAGATGGTGCTTTGAAGCTAGACGCATTCATGTTTAGTGGGCGTGTTTTGTTTAAGAAGATGTTAGGGTTAAACTCAACTTCCCCACCATGCGTCATAAACTTGTTAACAACTACACCAGCTTGGTAACCAGAAGCTGTAGGCATAATAACACGTTCTTTAGGGAAGAACTCTTGTGAGAATTGTGCCATTACTTCGAATGGTAAGAACAAGTCTGTTGGTGTACCGTAGTTTTGGATAATCATTTGTGCGCCCCAGTTGATATGCTTCTCTTCTAGGTACGTACCACGTAAATCGATAGTGTTTTCTGGGTCAATCATTTTATTGATACCGTCAAACTCTAGACCCTCGTTACCACCTGGTGCAAGTTTGCTATCGCCCCAGAATAGAGACTGCTCAACTTGTTTAAGCATCCAAAGGATACCATCTTGGTTTTGACGAGCTACTACGTTACCAAATGCACTGTTTACCAATGTCATTGGGTGAGTTACCTCACGTGTAGTACCTAAGAACTTAACGAATGCTGCCTTACGAGCGTAAGTAGAGTCGTTAGTATCAGGTAATGCACCCTCTGACACGAATGCACCTTGTTGGCGTCCGTAGTCAAGTAATTGACCGTATTGCTCTACTGTAGAGTAGGCTTTTTGTTTTGGAATTTTCTTCCAGAATTTAATATGTTGGTCACCATAAGTTAGTACCTTTAAAGAGTTCTCTAAAGATTCTACCCTAAATGCGCCACCGCCTTCAAGACTAAGGGGATTGACCTCATGACCTGCTTCTAACGCTTTATTAAGAGCGTCTACATCTGCCTGTGTAGATATACCGAAACCCTGACCGCCAGTACCTAAATTCATGCTAAACGCACCTCCATGTATATTATAATTATTGACCTATGATTGCTTTAGCTTCTGGAGATAAGGCGTTAACATTACCTGTACCCTCGAAAGCTAAGATGTCTGGCATAATGTCCTTGTTACCACTATTGAATGCAGTCATTAGCTTAGAAGAAATCTCAGCTTTAGACAATGTATCATTCGTAGGGGCTTGTGGAGCATTACCTTGTGAAGCTTCAAATGACTTCTGGATAGGCTGAACACTAGAAGCTACAGACTTACGCACCACTGGCTGTTGCGAGATAGAATCTAAACGCTTATTAATTTCCTGTACAGACTTATGAAGCTCAGATTGGCTTTTCATAATAGTCTGATGAGCCTTAGTTAGACCTAACAGTGATTTAGCCAATAGGTCATTGGATTGTTCAGATGCCTGCATAGATTTTTGTAAGCCATCATTATGAGTATTTAGCACTGTGTCCAGTGACTTTACTAACTCATTAAGAAACTCACTAACCTCTAAAGCTTTCTTAACATCGGGTTTGCTATTCATGATGCTTGATAAGGATTTCTCTACTTCCTCATCCTCGGCTTCATCTTCTTCACCCTCTGAGTCATTATCTGTATCACCTTCATCAGTATCAGTAGGCTCTTCACCTTCATCACCTGTAGGCTCTCCACCTTCACCAGTATCAGTATCAGCGTCTTGTGTAGGCTCTTCACCTTCACCTTCATCACCTGTAGGTGCATCTTCAGATACTTGTCCAGCAGATAAGTCCTCATCACCTTGTGCTTTACTAATGCTAAGGTTATTCTCAAAGTCCTTTGCCATAGCCTCAATCTCATCCAGAGACTTACTGATAATCTCATTCACTTGATTAGTTTGGTTATCACGCATTAATAATGACACCTCCTGTTATATTTTGCCTAGGAAATCAACGCACTGTTGACGTGACCATCCCTTAGTAATCTGTAGATACAGGATAGTTTCGTTGCGAGTAATTGACTTCTTAGCCATCTTGTCTTTAAGAATTTTCTTGTTAGCATCATCATCTATCACATATGACAGATTTTTTAAGTCATGGTCTAGACTTTCCTTACGGAAAACTGAGCCACCCTCCATGTCTTCTGGGTTAGTCTCATATCCAGCCTCTAAAGACTTATTGATGTTATCTACAAGAAATTCTTCATCTAAAGCATTACCATTGAAGGATTTAACTACAGCTTCCCATGAACACGTAGTATTCACTGGATTTGCAGTTACAGCTATGTTATAAATTTTCGCTTTAGTGATACGGTTACCATCACGCTCTAAAACCTTACCCTCTACAGAGAAACCTACTTTTCTAGGAGCGTTAGATTTCTTTATAGCCAGTGCTAACTCCCACATTCTATCAGCTTCAGGTATACCCTTAAATAGTTCACCTTCTACCCATAGACCTCTATCATCCACATGGCATTTTTCAGCGTGTGGGTATCCTACAATGATGCTGTTGTCATGGTCAAAGTTAAAATAACCATATCCTTTGAAATCAGAAATATCTAAGCCTTTTTGTACTAGGGATTCACCTTGTCTATCCTCTACTGCTGTAGAAGCGTAACCACGTATAATTCGTCTACCCTCTCCATCATCCGACTTAGCAATATCGGCTCCTAAGAAAAACTTAAATTCACTCACTGTTTCACCCCCATAAATATAATAGAACAGCCCTATGCTAATAAAATATTATAGGACTGTTCCTGAATTCATATAGTGCCAAGTTTAGTATTTGTTATCTATACTTCCTCGGATTTCATCATTTTCATTATTCTCCTGTACCTCTTCTGGGTCTTGTTCCTCTTCCTCGTCACCCATACCTAAATCTCCATTAGGGTCATTAGGGTCTTGTGGCTGTTCGTCACCTTCCATACCACCTTGCTGTTGTTCCTGTTCTTCCATCTGTTGTTGCTGTTGTTGCTGTAGTATATAGTTGGTATATGTTGGGTCTAGGACAATATCACCGTTTTCTAATGGTGCATAATCATTCTCTGCACGTACTTCATTGATAGTCTTGAATGACCTTACTTGCTTATTACTCAACTCTATTCTACTTTGTTCAGACTCACCATTGTAGCCCACAAAGCTAAAAGCATAGTCTGGACCAAATCTACGTATAATGTTTCTATTAATAACAGACTCTATAAATCTAAGTAATGGTCTAAGACCTTTATCTTTAGAGTTCTGTAATCTGTCCTCAATACCACCCTCACCTAAACCGCCACCACTTGTACCTCCAGCC